ATGGATACAACGGTACAGGTTTTTGAAAATCGGGAGTTTGGGCAGGTAAGGATTAAGGACATCCACGGGGAAAACTGGTTTGTTCTGGCGGACATACTGAGGGCCATAGACACAAGCACGCCGCCGCATGTTGCAAAGGCATCCCTGTCAGAGGTTTTCGGAGATGGGGGAATTGCTGTTACCCCCATCCCGGATGCCCTCGGAAGAATCCAGGAGTCCACCATCATCAGCGAGCCCGCCATGACCTACCTTGTGGCCCAGAGCCGTACCGAAACGGCAAAAAAGCTGAACAGGTGGATTCACGGGGATATCCTCCCCTCCATCCGGCGCACCGGGGCATATCAGATCCCCCGCAACGACCACCCCCTCAAAATCCTGATCCAGAAGGATTTTTGGGCAGCGGAATGTGTTGCCGACATGCTCCGGGTTTCCGATGACTCCCGGCTGGCCCTTTGTTATGCCATCTATGACCGCCATGGTCTGGATAAATCTGTACTGCCCCAGTACTCGGAAGCACCCCGTCCGCGCATGTCCGCATCGGCCCTTTTAAAAAAACACAACGTGGACATGAGCACCATCAGATTTAATCAGCTCATGGTGAACAATGGGATGCTGAAGGAGCGGGAGCGCACCGGAGCCAGTGGGGCGGTCAGAAAATTCAAGAACCTCACGGATCTGGGTCTGGCTTTCGGCGAGAATATGGTTTCCCCGCAAAACCCCGGAGAAACCCAGCCCATGTATTATGAGGATGCCTTTGAGGATCTTCTCATGACCCTGACCATGGGGACGTCTCAGGAGCCGTGATGGGTGCTGACACATCCTGCACCGGTCTGTACCGTTTTTATAAAAGGGATCAGAACCCTTTTCGCTTTATCTCCAGTCCCTCCGGGATTATGACTCCGCAGCGAAACCCCGGAACTGATCCATAAACAAAGCCCCTGCATCCTTTTCGGTGTGGGGGCTTTTTCTTGTCCGGGATTGATCTTTTTTCCGCCATTTTATAGGGTGGAAGCTTCGAAAGGGGCTTTTGCCCTTTTTCTTTCCTTTATGAGGTGATGTATGGGTGAAAGCCGGGTGATTTCCAGATTGCAGGATTTACAGGACAAGGCCGCAAAACGTCAGGCGCTGGTTGAAAAGCTGAAGGCGGAGCTTTCCCTTCTCCATGGCCCGTCCGGGAAAGCCCCCTCCCACGATGCCCTCCGCAAGGCCCTGAACGCCTATCTTGAACAGGGCAAAAGCCCTGAAGCCCTTTCCGCCGAAAAAGAAAAGCCTTCCCTCACAGAAGAAATCCGCCGCCACATGGCCGCGCTGAACATGCTGCCCTCCCGCACGGCACAGGACTATCTGGATGCCGCAGGTATCCCAAAAAGCGCAGGGGAAGCCCTGGCATCGGACTGGCGGAATGTGGGAGCCGCACTCTGGGATTCCTGGGCAAAGCATCATCATAAGGGAGAAGGGGCGGGGCATGGACAGCGGTGATCCGATGACGGGTCTGGCCTATATTTTCATTACGGGCAAAAAATCAAAGTAAGCTCCGGGTGGAGAGACCCCGGAAGCTTCCTGTCAGATAAAAAAGCCCCTGCATCCTTTTCGGTGCGGGGGCTTTTTCTTGTCCGGGAGCCGGGCAGAAAATTTTGTTGCTCATATTCTTTAAAAAATGAGAGACAAGCTTCTTTGTTTTGCATAGATTAGAAACAAAGGGTCTTGCTTCTCATATTCTCGCAAATCTGAGCAACAAACGCCCTTGTGCGGAAGGGATGGGAAGCAAAGGCCTGTCCGTCATTTCCTAAAAAATCCCTGAGGAGCAGACGATGTCCCTGAATCTGGATCAGGCGGTTCATTATCATTACGATGCCTTTCCACCGGAGCGCCTTGATACGGGACGCTTTCTGGAAGAGCTTCTGGATGCCACCGCCGCCATGGCCCGCTATGATCAGATGCTGAAGACCATGCACAACAGCGAAATTCTTCTTGCTCCCCTGCGGAGTCAGGAAGCGGTGCTTTCTTCCCGCATCGAAGGCACCATCAGCACCATGGATGAAGTGCTGATGTATGAGGCGGAATCCGACGGCTCGGACAGAAACACTTCTGAAACCCGGTCCGATGTCATTGAAACCGCCCTGTATCAGCGGGCTTTACGCGGGGCGCAGCAGGCGATGGAAGACGGGTATCCCCTGTCCCAGTTGCTCATCCGGGGAGTTCACCAGACCCTGCTTTCCTTTGGAAGGGGAGCGGCCAAATCTCCCGGAGAGTTTAAGAAAGAGCAGAACTATCTGGCAGACAAAATGAGCCGTAACATCCTCTTTGTTCCCATCAGCCCGGAACGCCTGCCGGAGGGCATGGACAGGCTCTTTGCCTATATCGGAGAAAGCAGGCATCCCGCCCTCATCAAAACCGCTTTGGCCCATGTGGAGTTTGAGGCCCTGCACCCCTTCAAGGATGGTAACGGGCGGATCGGCAGAATGCTCATTACCCTGATGCTCTGGTCTTCGGGGATCATATCCGCACCACATTTTTACATCAGCGGCTATTTTGAGGAAAACCGGGATACCTACATCGACGCCATGCGCCGGGTTTCAGAAAAGGGAGACTGGGAGGACTGGTGTCGGTTTTTCATGAAGGCGCTGGCGGTGCAGGCGGGAAGGAATCTCGATACCGCAGACCAGATCCGCTCCCTTTACGATGAAATGAAACGGGTTTTTGCGGAAGTGCTTTCGTCAAAGTGGTCCATCGAGGCGCTGGATTTTGTTTTCACCTTCCCGGTTTTCACGGTCAGCCGATTCAAAGAAAAAAGCGGTGTTCCCGCTGCAAGCTCCGCCCGGTTCACCACCTTGCTGCTGGAAAAGGATCTGATCCGTAAAGTGAGGGAGGCAAGCGGAAGAAAACCTGCTGTTTATGCCTTTGAACCTCTGATGCGGCTGGTGAGGGTGTAGGAAGGGGTTTTTCTGATGCCCGGAAGCCCGGCCCTGATCCATAAACAAAGCCCCTGCATCCTTTTCGGTGCGGGGGCTTTTTGCGTCTGGAGGTCAGTGGCGCCCTGGGGCAGGCAGTGTTCTCATTTTTCCACATCAAATGATGTGGAAAAACAGGAACTGGAGAAAGGTCGGGCAGGCCCTTTTCTCAGTCTCTATTTGTTTCTGTCCATATAGCTTCTAATGCCAAACCCGCTGCCAAGGCCGCCAAGGAACACGGCAAAAAGCTTGATGACCTCCCGGTACAGTTCCTTGTCTGAGCCGACCAGAAAAACGGTGGCGAATATGAACAGAACGGCAAAGACAAGAACGTATATCAGGGTGTATTTTCTGTTTTCTGCTGCATCCCTGAAAGACCTTTCATCATCTTTTTCGGCAAGTTCGAGAATTCTGGTGATGTGGGTTTCATTGATTTTGTCCACAAGGGGATGGGGAACCGGCCCCAGCCTGTGCATGGACATCCCGATTTCCAGAACCTTCCTTGCTTCCGGGGGAAGCCCTTTAAGCATCTCCGGCTCCACAAAACCCACGTCATTTTTTTCAGAATACCCCTTGCCTTCTTCTGGGGCGGTATCCTTTGTGTTTGTTTCCGTATCCGTCATTGCAGCAACTCCCGAAGGCGGCCTGAGCTGATTTTACTGACCAGCACCTTTTCAATGCGTTCGGATATTTCTGCACCTGAGTAGGATGCAGCGGCCTGCCGGACAAGGGCTTCAAAGGCCTGATCATCCATATGGCCTTCATTGCGGAGACGTACTATATACCGGATGAGATTCTGAAAAGCGGTGCGCCGGGCCTGAGCAAGGGTGTCGCTTCTGTCTTCATGGAAAGCCATGGAGACAAAAGGATGCTTCCCTGACTGTCCGTATGTGTTCAAATACATATGCCCTCCGGAACACGGATGGTTTATTGCACGTAAAAAAATCTGCTGGCAGCAGTATAGCATGATAGACGGCAGGAGCAATGCCTGCTCGTTTATCCGGATCAGTGGTAGCCATTCCCGCAGATCATGACAAGGTTTTTATGCCTTACACCCTCCACCCCCCGTCAAGCAAAATCAAACCCCATTCAGCAAAAAAGCCCCCCCATCCACGCACATCTGAGCACCCCATAAAAAACGCCCCCCATCCCGGCCCTATACTCCCCGCAGAAATTGTCCGTTTTTCTGCGGGGACTTTTCCCCGTCTTTCCCCAAGGCGAGGATGCTATGCCCTTCCGGATGCTGGAACTTCTCAAAACAGAAATCTGGGCCGCTGCGCCTTCGGCTCTGGATGCCCTGGCTTCGGCCCTGCGACACCCCACCGCTGCCCCTTCTTCCCAGGCCCCTGATCCGGAGCCGTTCACCCGTTCCGGCGGCATTGCCCTTCTCCCGGTCACGGGAACCCTGTCTCCGGATTACGGCTATGCCGGGGCCTTTGCCCCCCTTCGCACGGGATACAAAGGCCTGCGCCAGCAGTTTGATCTCGCCATGGCAGACCCCGGCATCCATACCCTGCTGCTCTGTTTCAACTCCCCCGGCGGCACGGTGCAGGGCTGCAAAGAGCTGGTGGATCACATGGCTTCGGCCAAGGCTGCATCGGGCAAACGGGTGGTGGGCTATGTGGACGGAGCCTGCATGTCTGCGGCTCTGTGGCTTTCATCGGTCTGCGATGAAGTCGCCGCCCCGGCCACGGCCTTGGTGGGCAGCATCGGCGTGTTGCAGATCCATGCGGACTGGAGCCGCTTCAACGAAAAAACGGGCATCACCTTTTCCTATCTTTCGGCGGGAAGCTTCAAGGCCCTGCCCAATGCGGACACCCCCCTCAACGACACGGGCCGGGCCTATGTTCAGGAACGTCTGGACAGGCTCTACGCTATTTTCACGGAATCCTACGCCAGCCTCCGGGGGCTTTCTCCGGAAGCCATCCGGGCCACGGATGCCCGGATCTATCTGGCGGAAGACGCCCTCAAAGAAGGGCTGGTGGATCGCATCACCCCCGGCCTCGAACCCTTTATGGCAGCACTCAGGGAGGAAAACATGGATGTGAACAAACTCAAAGCGGAGCACCCCGCCCTTTACGCCCAGATCAAGGCCGAGGGCGGGGATGCGGTGCGTGCGGAACTGGCACCCAAAATCAGCGCGGCCGGGGAGGATATCCTTTCCATGGTGGCCATGGTGGCGGGGCCGGAAGTTTCGGGCAAAATCCGCACCCTTCAGGGGCTGGGGCTGAAGGCGGATCAGATCAAAGCCATGGCCGATGCCGGGCTTCTGGCTCTGGGGGCGCAGGCCAATCCCCAGACACCCGCCCCTGCTGCCCCGGCTCAGAACCCAATGGCAGGCCCCACCCCGGCCCAGATTCTCGCGGCCTTGCAGGCGGCCACACCTCCCGCCGTTGCTGTGGGGGGATCACCTGCGGGTGCAGCGGCCCTTCCCGGAAGCGGCCCGGATTTCCTGACGCTGGTGGAAGGCCACATGGCGGCCAAGGCCTGTTCCAGAGGCGAGGCCATGCGGGAGATGCAGGCCAAGCATCCGGAAGCCCATAAAGCCTACATCCTCAGCCTTCAGAAAGGCGGTGCCGCATGAGTTTCGTTCTCGGGCCCAGATCCTACGAAGTGGGAACAGGCGGTGTGGAGTCTTTCCGCATTGTGCAGTTTGACGGGGACAAGGTGATTCTGAACAGCGCAGCCGGAACACCCATCGGCTTTGCCACCACCTATGCGCTGGAAGGGGAACGGGTGTCCGTGCAGCATCTTGGGGTGGACGGCACCTGGGAGCTGGAAACCGCCGGAGCCGTTACCGCCGGGGGCTTTGTTTTTGCGGCGGATCAGGGGCGGATTCAGGCCCTTCCCGCAAGCGCCGGGACGTACCGGAAGATCGGCATTGCCCTGAAAGGGGCGGCGGGTGAAGGGGAGATCATCGAGGTGCTGCCCTATGATTTTCATGCCAGCGTAAGCGTTTAGAGGCCCTCACCCCGGCCCTCTCCCTGAGGGAGAGGGGGTTAAAGGAAAGGAAATACCATGCGCGCCACCAACGGCAGTCTTATCTGGCGTCCCGATCTGGGCGCTACCGTACTCGAAACCCTCCGCGATCCCTCGGAGGGCTATATCGGCCTTTCGGTCATGCCTGTGCATAAGGTCATGGCCAGAGGCGACACCTATCCCGTGATTCCTGCGGAAGTGCTCTTTTCCGATGAAGACGTGGACCGCTCCCCCAGGGGCCGGTACCACAGGTCGGAATGGGAGTACGAGCGGGGGAAATATGCGGTGTCGGAAAAGGGCCACGAAGAAGCTTTAGATGATGTGGAATGGGAAGAGCTGGAAAACCAGCGGGCCGGACTGGCCGAGGAAATCGCCACCCGCCGCACCATGGCCATCATCCTCCGGGCGCAGGAAAAGCGCATTGCCGCCCGGGTGATGAACCCTTCGGTATTTACACCCCACAACGTGGCCAAAAAATGGAGCAACCCGGCGGAAGGAACGCCGGTGCAGGATATCCGGGACGGCAAAGCCGCCTTCCGCCAGCAGTGCGGCATGGAGCCGGATGCGCTGGTGCTCTCCTGGCAGGTGGCGGAATGGCTGAAGGCCAATGGCGAGATCCGGGAGCAGCTCAAATTCACCTTCCCCGGCATTGACTTAAACCGCCTTACGGCGGATCAGCTGGCCCAGATCCTGAACGTGAAGACCGTGCTGGTGGCGGGTGGGATGCGCAATGCCTCGCCCAAGGGCAAGCGGCTGGTCTTTGAAGACATCTGGACGGACACCCACGCCGCGCTGGTAAAGATTTCTGCCAGCTACGACATCACGGAACCCTGTGTGGGCCGCACCTTTGTCTATGCCAAAGATGCCAGCTCGGAGCCTCTTGTGGAGCAGTACCGGGAAGAGGCCCTGCGCTCAGAGATCATCCGGGTGCGGCATGACGTGGATGAAGCCTACCTGCGCTCCTACTACGATGATGGCCGCATCCGCACGGATGTGTCCGGCAAGTGCTGTTACCTCATCGGTGGAATCAAATAGCCCTCTTTGGTGAGGATCGGGATGAGGGTCAAAGCCCCCTCCCCCCCCTGGGAGAGGGCCGGGGTGAGGGCCAGACAACAAAGGAGACGCGGCGTGCGGATACCGGAAGAACTTTTTAAAGCCTGCATGGAAGTCGCACCCGCTGTTCTGCTGGCCATGCTGGGAGGGATGGTGAGGATGCTGCAAAACCCCAAAGCCTTTTCGTGGTGCTGGTTTTTCGGCGGGCTGCTCATGAGCGCCTTTGTGGGCATCCTCGTCTTTCTTCTCATTGCCGATGCCGAGGCCGTGTCCCCCAACTTCCGGGCCGCTGTCTGTGGCGTGAGCGGCTATTCCTCCGCCCAGATCCTGGGTCTTCTGGAAAAGAGAGTGCTGCGGGCCGTGGCAGAAAGGGGAAAATGATGCACCCCTTCATGAGCGCAGGCTTTGCCCTGCTGCCAGAAGCCATGCAAAGCCCTGCGGCCATGGCCATGCTCTACGCCATTGGGATGCAGGAATCCCGCTTCCTTCACCGTCGTCAGATCCGGGGGCCTGCGCGGGGCTTCTGGCAATTTGAAAAGGCTGGCATTGCTGGGGTGCTGAACCACCCCGCCACGGCCATCATCATCCGCCGGATTCTGATAAGGCTGCGCTACCGCGTGAGCGTGGAGGAAAGCCATGCCGCCATCCAGCACAACGACGCCCTGGCCTGCTGCTATGCGCGGCTGCTGCTCTGGCCCATCCCGGAACCCCTTCCAGGGCCGGATGAGCCGGAGGAAGGCTGGCGTCAGTACCTTGCTGCATGGAGACCCGGAGATCCCAGGCCGGAAACCTGGAACGGATATTTCAAGGAAGCCCTGCGGCTTTCCATGGAGGGAAAATGGACATCGTAACAATGGAACCCGGAACCCTTATCGCTCTGGCGGTTATCGGCCTTGGCTACGGGCTGGCCTCGGACATCATCGGAGAAAGCCCCCTGCCGGACAGCTCCGTGGCCGGGCTGGTGTTTCGTCTGGGCCGTAAAGCCGGGGAATGGATACGGGAAAGGATGCGCAGATGATGAAGGAACTGGAGGCCCTGATCCGTTCGGATCTGGCCCATATGTATGAGGATCTGGGAGAATCTGCGGAATACCTGCCCAAGGGCGGCGGTTCTCTTCCCCTGCGCCTGAGGCGTGGGAAACGTCGGCGCTTTGAGCACCGGGGACGGTTTGTGGAAGGAATGCGGGTTTTCCTTCTCGCGGAGACCATCGCGACGCCGGATTTCGGGGATCGTATCCGGATCGGGGGGGAACTCTGGGAAGTCGCTCCCGCAGAGCTGAGAATGGACGACATGGAAACGGTCAGCGCCGGGATGGAGTGGTCTCTGGAGGTGATTTCAACCCGCCTGCCGACGTACAGGTGACCCATGCTGGAACTGTATGTGGACAACAGGGGGGAAATTGCCCTGGAAAATCTGGAAGAACTGCTCGCAAAATTTCCGGAACATGCGGAAAGAGCAGCGGCGTCGGCCCTCAGATCCGAGGGCTGGCGTCTGCAACACATCCTCAAAAACGCCATCCGTCAGAACGGGCCGGAAAATGCACCCTGGCCGGAGCTGAATCCCCATACGGCCGTCCTGAACCGGGGCAAAAAACGCTGGCTGAAAAACTGGAAATCCGTGTGGCGGACAGACCGGAAGACCGGAAAGAAACACAGGGGCCGGGAATACTGGGAGTATAAGACCGCCACCCGTCAGCGGGGCGGTGGCCGGTCTTCAGAAAAAAGCGGCATGGAAACAGACATCGCTCAACGGCGGAACCCCATGTCCAAATTCGCAGGCGCCATCCGTTATGAGTACGATGACAGTTCCGGTCTGCTGTCTGTGGGATTTGTCCGGGCCAGCTTTCAATTTCGGGAGATGTTGCAGCGGCAGATGGCCGGATATGCAACGCCGGTCACAGACCGCACCCGCAGACGGTCTTTTGCTCTGGGTTTCCCGCTGAAAAAAAGCACCTCTCAGCTGGTCACCCCTCCTCGGCCTCTGATCGGGCCTGTGTTTGCTGCGGAACAGACGACCATCCGGAACAATCTGGAGAGGCAGGTTTTTGAAAGACTCCATCATTATATAGGAGGTGGGAAATCATGAGCGTGGGGTGTGTGCTGGATCGTGTGCGGGATGTGCTCCTGTCGGATACGGGAATCAATGACTGGTGTCAGACCCGGTATGGCAGGCTGCCTGAGGTGCAGATCGGAGTGGGGATTTCTCCGCCCCCGCTGGAATCCTATCCCATGATCCTCATTCTGGAGGTGCGCTGTGCAGGGGAGCGTCAGGGCAATGCCCGCAGGCCAGTTTATGAAGTGTGGATCTCTCTGGGGGTCGTGGCGGGGGAGCCTGTGACGGACGGGCGGTGCAGGGAAATGCCCGGCATCCGGGAGGTGGAGATTTTTAGGGAACAGGTGGCTTCCGCCCTCACGGGTGCCTCCATCGGCAAGGTGGAGGTACAGGAACATGCGGGGCAGGACAGCATCGGCCCTGTGGCGGTAACGGCGTTTATGGTGACCATACAGCAATAAGGAGAACATACCATGAGTGGAAATGTACAGGCAGACAGTTTTCTGGGGTCAGGAGACCTTTATATTGATCGTCTGAATGAAGACGGATCTTCCACGGGCCTGATGGCCGCAGGCAATGCGGTGCGTTTTGCCATCCAGTCCCAGAGCGAGGTGAAGGAACAGACCTCCCGTGGCCGTTCCACCTACGGGCAGGTGATCGCTTCCGCAAACCTGCCCAAACCCTCGACCCTGGCCATTACCCTGGATCAGCTTTCTCCGGAAGTCATGGCCATGGCCTTTCTTGGAGAGGTAAAAACCATCAATCAGGGCGGTGGAACGGTAACGGATCAGGCCGTGACCCTGCTGGCCGGGGGGCGGTTTGTGGATCTGGGCAAGGGCAACATCACGGCGGAGTCCGTGGTGCTGACCAATACCGCAGGGGATGTGGCCTATGCGGAAGGTACGGACTATGAGGTGCATTACCGCATGGGATGGGTTCGCGCCCTGCCCGAAGGTCTGCTGGCTTCCGGCGGTGCGGCAAAAATCGGGTTTGCCCATGGGGCGGTATCGGGCAAGGAAATTTCCGGAGCCACACAGCCCAGCATCCGCGCCCGTTTTGTGCTGGACGGCAAAAACGAGACCAATGGCAAGCCCTGCCGGGTGGAGGTGTTCATGGCCCAGATCAAGCCGGACAGCCCGGTGGATTTCCTGAGTCAGGATTTTTCCGCCATGGAGATGAGCGGCACCATGCTGACACCTTCGGGGAAATCCACGCCCTATGTGGTGCAGATGCTGGATTAACGGGAATCCGGGGCGGGAGACCGCCCCACGGAAGGAGAGAGTATGCCGAGGGTGACGATAAAGCTGGAAGACCGGATGCTGACAGCGAGGGAGCTGACGGTGGAGGAAATCCGGGAAATCATGGATGAGCTGGATGGCCGGAGACGGATGCTGGCGGCTGTGCAGGATCGGGAGAGGCGTGAGCGGGAGGCGGGAGGAGAGACCCATGCCGAATCTCTCCTCGATATGCTGAAAAGTTATGACAGCCTGCGTTCCGGCGTAAGTCTTCTGGATATGCTGTTCCCCGGTCAGGTTCCGGGACTGGCCGTTTCTCTGTCAACGGGTCTTCCCCTGTTCGGTACGGGAGGTCTGGAAGCTTTTCCGCCCTCAGAACTGGAGAAGATTCTGGACGGTGTGGTGGCGGCAAACCCTATCTATGCGGCGATGGTCAGCAGAATGGGGCAACTCCAGAACCCCTGACCGGCGTGGACATCGACCGCATGTGCAGCCGTCTGGTTCAGGCAGGATACCCTGACCCCTGGCACTGGCCCTGGCAGCGGCTGCTGCGGGTTCTGCCCATGGTTCCTGCTACTCACGAAATCCATAAACCAGCGTCATGAAGATCCTCAGGATCATGAGCGCCAGAATCAGCAGAAGCATCCAGCCAGCGATACGGAGCACCCAGGCCATGGAGGTACTGGCCAGGGGTTCCGGCCCCATCCATGCGAGACCGCAAAGGGGGATGGCAATACAGGCACAGATCATCATGTACATTCTGAAGGTGATCTTCATGGCCGTTTTTCCTTTCAGTTACAGAATAACAGGATAGACCGGGGGTTTCAATGGGAGCTGATATAGCCATCCGCCTGCGGATGAAAACCGAGGGTGAAGCAGAAACAAAGGGCCTGACAGAGGAAGTAAAAAACCTCTCCGGAGAGCTTACGAAAATGCAGGCCGTAGCGGGTAAAGCGGAGGCCTTCCGTGAGGCCCAGACCCGGCAGAAAGAATACCGGGAGGCTATCCAGAACACCCGTAAAACCATGAAGGAGCTGGAAGCCTCCATGGGTGAGGGGGAGAAGGCAACCGCTGCCACCCGCACAGAGTATATGCAGGCAACCCGGACTCTGGAGGGACTGGAACGTAAGTATGAGACCAGCGACAAGGTTTTAGCAAGGCTGAAATCCAGACAGCAGGAATACAAGGAAGAAGTGCAGCAGGCCCGTACGGTTGTGAAAACATTAGAAACTGCCATGGGAGATGGAAACACCGCTACGGAGGCCAGCCGTCTGGAATATACGATGGCTGTTCGCAGCCTTGATCAGCTCGAAAAAAAATATGACAAAACCTCCACGGAAATTGTGAACTTTCAAGACCAGCAGAAGGATTTAGGGATAACGATCCGGGAAAGTCGCCGGGTTGTCAAAGAGCTGGAAACCGGAATGAATGAAAATGGTGCCGCCACGGCGAGAACCCGTGCGGAATACCATCAGGCCGTCCGTTCCCTGGAAGGGCTGGAAACCCAGTATGTCCAGAACGGGGAAAAATTGGGGCGCCTGAGAAAGGAACTGCGCGGTGCGGGGGTGGATACCTCGAAAGTCCGGATGGAAGAAGCCCGCCTGAAGGAGGGCATGGATCAGACCCGCAGCACACTACATCTTCAGACAGATATGCTGAAGGCCTACCAGACCCTGGGGCTGCGGTCTCACAGGGATATTCATGCCGAGGTCACCAGACTGAATCAGGCGTATAAAATCCTGTCCGCCTCCGGCCAGCTTTCTTCCAGCGAGATGCTGAAGGCCCAGCAGGCGTTACAGCGTCAGACGGCCCGCCTGAGGGAAGAGACCAATGGCTGGGCCAAGGCCCTTTCCCTGACGCAAACGGGGATGGTTGGCATGGCGACTGCCGTGTATGCGGCAAATAAAAGCCTTGGCGTTTATTCCGACTACACACAGCGTATGGCAGAGGTAAACACCCTTCTCGATGTGTCCGCAGAAAAGCATCAGGCCCTTTCCGATGAAATTCTGAATCTCTCCCGCATTGTCCCCCAGACCGGCTCCGAACTGGCTGCCGCCCAGTATGATATTCTTTCCGCAGGGGTGGCCCTTGAAGATTCCATGTCTGTGCTGAAGCTGTCTGCAAAAGCCGCCGTGGCCGGTGTGACCGATACAAAGACGGCGGTAAATGTCGGTGTGGGTGTCATCAACGCCTATGGCATGTCCATTGATGCACTGGGCGGGGTGTATGACACCCTGTTTCAGACCGTGAAGCTGGGGGTCACCACCTTCCCGGAGCTGGCCTCTTCCATTGGGGCGGCCCTGCCTACAGCTGTGGCCGCAGGGGTTTCCTTTGAAGACCTTTCCGCAGCCATCGTAACCCTGACCAAGGCTGGCATCAGGACGCCACAGGCGCTTACAGCCATCAAAGGGGCTATCAATGCCATGGCAGCCCCTACACCGGAAGCAAAAAAGAAATTTGAGGAACTGGGGATAACCTGGGAGGGCCTGCTTCCCACGCTGGATGCCATCTGGCAGAAGGGGCTGGGGCTGGAGCAGATGCGTTTTCTGATTCCGGATGAGGAGGCCCGTACAGGGGTTCTGGCCCTCACTCAGAACCACGAAGGGTTAATGAAGTCATTGGGGGGAGTAAAACAAAAGCTTGATGCCATGGATGGCGCCTTTGACAAAATGAAGGACACCCCTGAAAACCAGATCAAACTGTTCCGCAATGAACTGGATAAGCTGAATATCGAGATTGGAGGCCTGCTGGCGCAGGCCGCCCTCCCCCTCGCACAGAAGTTCAGGGATCTGTCTGTGAATATTGAAACTCTTCCTGGCCCAATGCAGGCTTTTTTGGGCATAACCGCGCTTCTGACGGGAGGGTTTCTGGCCTGGCACATGGGCATCCGGCAGGTGGTGCAGGGGCTACACGGCATGGCTCTGGTGGCTCAGGAAACCACACTCCGCTTAAAGGGCCAGAACGCAGCAGCGCGGGAAGCCGCCATTGCCAACGGGCAGGCTGCCACAGCCATGACAGGGGCGGCAACGGCTGGCAGGGCCTTGGGTGTTGCCATGGCAGGTGTGGGGATGGCCTACGATGTGGTGAAAATTTATGAGGCTGTACAGGCGTTTCTGGAGATGCGTGAGGCCATGGGAGAAGCGGATGATGCCCAGAGCCGGATGCTGAAGGGGGCTGCGGAACTGAAGGCCCGGTATGCGGAGTTTGCGGATGTCAAAATCCCCGGCAATCTTCTGGAGCTGCCCCGGCAGGAGCTGGAAGATCTGCACGGTAAGCTGGCCAAGGCCCGTGCCTATAACACGGCGCTTCTCAATGAGCTGTCTGTGAAGGCACAGGAAACCACATGGTACGGAACGGCGACGGAGGAAGCCCTGGCCGCACAGGAGGCGCTGAAGGAACTCCATAAAAAACAGGAGAACGTGATTCAGGCGCTGACGGATACACGGAAGGCCATGGATGGGGCGGTGGAAGGATCCAGGGAATATGCGGCTCAGGTGAGCCGTGAAAGAGAGTCCCATCAGAAGGCGCTGGACGTGCTGGAGAAACGGATGCAGGCCCTTGACACGCACTACAAGACGGCCCTGGAATCCGTAAAAAAATACGTGGAACAGGGTTTTTATACAGAAGCTGAAGGGGAAACACGGACGCTGGAACTCCAGAAGGAGATGCTCAAAAAAAAGACAGCTCTGCTGGAAGACCGGCTGCGGGAGGTGCAGGCTCTGGCGGATCAGGAGATTGCCACAGCGGGCCGGGTGTCGGATACCACCATAAAAATGGAGGAAGAGACCCGGAAAGCAAAAACCAAAGCCGTGCGGGAATATGAGGCCCTTGTCCGCAGGGAAGCGGAAGAGACTCTGAACCATCTCATGAAACAGCAGGATACGGAGGCCGCCCACAGGGATGCGCTGTATAAAAAAACTCTGGCGGAGATCAGCTTACAGGAAGCGCGTGGTGTTTTGCCCCATGCCGAAGCCATCAAAAAAAAGATGGAGGCCGAAGACGCCTTTGCCAGATGGCGGCTGGAAAAGGCGGAACGGGTTCTGACAGCCATGGCAGAAGTCTATGGCCGTGAGTCTGAGGAATACAAACGTGCCCTGAATGACAGGCTGGCTGCGGAAGCGGGGCTTATGGAGGTACAGAGCCGGGCCGTTGCGGGTCAGCAGGAGATCAACAAGGCTGCCAGGGAAGGCACGGAAGCTGCCAAAGAGGGCGCAGAGGCTGCCAAAGAAGGTGCAAAAGCAACAAAAGAAGCCTCCAAAGCGGTTGACGGTCTGGCCATATCTCTGGGCAACAGCCAGCATCCTCTGCAACTGCTGATTTCCGATCTGAAGGAATTTAAGGCAAAAATCACGGATCTCGGTACCCAGACCCTGGGGGATGTAACCAGCAGTTTTGATCTTGTGGCGGAAAAGGCCCGTGAGATGAACCGTCTGTTTCATGAAACCGGAGAAACGGGCTTTGGCAGGCTGGAGGTGTGGGTAAAAAGTTTTTCCCATGAACTCCGGGACATGGAGCGTCAGTTCGAGGCCCTGAACGGCATGTTGGGTACCTTCGGCGTGCAGATGGACATGGGGAACATGACGCTGGAGCAGGGAGCTGCCGTGGCTGTGGAAATGGTCGGGGTCTTACGGAAATACCGGGAGGAACTGGATCGGACGGACAGGACACTGGAAGAGATCACCGGCACAGCCAGGGTATGGCTTGATGCCGTGGCAAGCGGCTCTGAGGACACGGCAGTCAGGTCTGAGAATGCCATGCAGCAGGCGCTGAAGGGGTTTGCGGCTGCACGGGACGGCGTTGCGGAGCTTACGGAAAAGATCCGGGAGCTGGAGAGCATGGCGTGGGTGGATGCGGATTCCCTGCGGCAGGCGACGGAGGACGCCGTTTCCATGATGGAGGAGATTTATGCCGCAGGCAAAAAGACCGTGGATGACCTGATTGCGGACTGGGAGCGTCTTGCGGGTGAGATTGAGGCCATTGAGAGCCAGATCCTCTCCATTCAGGAATCGACTCAGGAGAAGATCCGGGAGCTGCGCAGAAAGACCATGGATGATGAGGCCGCATGGCAGGATCGTCGTCTGGAATATGAGGAAACCTTTGATGCCGCTGTCCGGGCCATGGCGGAGGGCAGAGCAGAACAGGCCGCAGAGCTGTTCAAACAGGCTGAGACCCTTGCCTCATCCCTGTCGGCGGAGGTGAAAAATCAGCAGGGTGAGGTGGTGAGCAGTCTGGAACAGAACACCCGGACGGCCATTGAGCTGATGCAGCAGGCCTCAGACGGCGCAACCGGGGCGCTGTTGCAGCAGCAGGAGGGACTTAAAAACCATCAGGGCCAGGTTGCGGATGCTGTCCGGGCGACCCGTCAGGAACTGGTGTCCCTTGGCGAAACCATGGAGGTGCTGAACAGTGCTTTTCCTCCCCTTGCCGGGATGCACACATGGGACAATGCAACACTGGAAACCTTTCTGAAATTCGCAGACAATGCCGCCCTTCTGAAGCACAGAAGCCTTACCAGCCAGACACAAAAATTCTCAGACGGCGGCCTCATTGGCGGCAGACCCCATTCCGCAGGCGGGACGATCATTGAGGCTGAGAAGGATGAGTACATCATCAACAGACGGGATGCCCTGCGTCACGGCTTTGCCTTCCTGAATCTGCTGAACTCCGGGGGGATTCCCGTATGGGCGACGGAAGCCCTGGTAAAGCGCCAGTGGAGCGGCCCCGCCTTTGCCGCTGAAGGAGGCCGGGTGCTGGCCGCACAGATGGCGCGGATGCCCCGTCTTCCCGCATGGGAGCCGCCCAAAATGGCCCTGGGTGGTCGGGTGGAGGCTGCTGTCTCCCCCTCCCCCTCTCCCGCTCCGGATCGCATCGTGCGGTTTGAGTTCCCCGGTGGTGAGAGTGCTGTGGGGATGTTCGACATGGACAATGAAAGACGGCTGGTGGAGGCTCTGGGAAGAGCCCGCCGCAGGGCGTTATAGGAGAGAACATGGCACAGCAGATTTTCCCGGAGGACGTAAAATTCTTTGCCTCCGAACGCATGGATCAGACGGAACACGGCGGCGGCTGGCTGACCGGGAATGAAATCGTCTCCGGGCAGATGAACAATGCCTTCAAGCAGATTGCCCGCATCCAGCGGGTGTATGGCTCCGTGGAGCTGCTGCGGATGGGCGCAAGGGTGATGACGGACAATACGGCCCTGTATGCAGGCTCCCATGTGGCGCTCACGGATCCGCCCATCGACCCGGAGGTGAGTTTTGTCCTGTTCCCTTCCCAGGAACCGGACGAAAAACGGCCCTCCATGGTGGATCGCATTGAGGGTTTTTATACGCCTCTGGGAGGTGCGGGAAACGCGCCCCTGCGTTACCCGGTAAAACCCGGAGACCGGCAGCTTGTGTTCACGCTCCGGCACAAGGAATATACCCCCTCGTACAAAGAGGATGGCAGTCTGGACTGGGTGCGGAAGGTGGATGTGCATTACGCCCTGAACCTGAATGTGGGGGACAGGATGCTGCTGCCCGGCATGGCAGGGGTGTCGGAGCATGAGAATGATGAAACCATCCAGATTGAACGCATAGAAATCCGGGAAGAACGTCTTGCGGGTGCGGAAGCACGGAACGAATACCACCTGCGTTTCATGCTGGTGACGGTGGCGGCTCCTTTGCTGCGGAACCATGAGGCGGGGGTGACCCCAAGGACGATGGTGGTGGATCCGGGCTGGCGGGCCTATGGTGCGGCCCTGCTGGCCGAGGATGTGACGGCGGGTCAGGACAGGCTGCGGGTGGTGGATCATGAAGTGCGGCTGGCTCCGGTTATCCAGCGGGAGACCCGTGTGGAGGGGATGAAGCTCTTCCCGCCTCCCAGCCTCGGGGAGGTGCTGGTAGAAACGGAGTATGGGGATATCCCTCTGAACGTCTCCCAGCCCTTTGTCTCCGAATGGCTGGCATCGGCCACGGAAACCCTCTACACCCACACCCTGACCCAGGGCCAGCCAAAACCCGGCACCATGAAAATCATGTACCTGAACAGCGCCCGGTGGCAGGTCATTGAAGAGACGGACACCAGTGGAACGCTATCTGGTGCGGGGTACGGGACGGTGAACGGGATGGTGGCAAGCTTTGCCGTGAATGAGGCTGTGGATCCCGGTACCCATATTCTCTTTTTCTATCAGCTTCTCCATGCCTGCACGGAACACAGGAATATCCCGGATGTGGTGGGGGCGGTCACAGGGGGGATGGAGCCTACGGGAGAAGTCCGGCAGGAAGCCTTTGTGGCCGAAGCTTCGCTGGAACCCCAGGCACCGAACTATGGCGTGGCGCGGAACTTTACGGGAGATGCTGCAAGCACCTGGGACATTACCCTTCCCCATAACTCCGTCTTCTGGGGAAGGGTAAAGGTGTATGTGTCGCGGGATGTGGGGCAGACCTGGCAGCTTGCCGCATGGGACACTGCGGATTTCCCGAATCTGGCAGGAAACGGCTATACCGGGACAATGGCGTATCACCCGCCCAATCCGACGCTGGAACGGCCTCTGGCCCGCCTGACCCTGACCTGTCTGCCCGGAACCCCAGCCTTTGACGCTTCATGTCAGGCCGCTGTTTTCTATAAGGGCGGGAATCTGGCCGTAGATTCCTATGGCAACCTCAGCAGCGGGTATCACAGCTTTTCTGTGAACAAAAAAATCAGTGAGGGTTCCGTATATTTTGAGGTTCCGCAACTCTCTGGTCATAGCAGTTCCGGGGGGTGGTGCCGGGTTGGTTTTAAAGACCCTGCCGGGAACAGCTATTCTGCCGAATTTGCGAAATCTTCCACCACCGCAGGGGAGTATGTGGCCCAGGATGCGGGAGGTCTGGCGCGGTTCCGCATGGGGTTCACCCAGGGGGCAGGCGGAGGCGTGTGGCTGTCCGGTGAAAGTCTGGTGGGGGTGGATTTTGCAATGACCTACCTGACTTTTTCGGGGCATTATCTGTTTGCATCGAATGCGATCTCTTACGGGGATTTGTCTCTGGGCGGACGCTATGCGCCCCTGACCCTGGATCTGGCGCAGCAGCAATATTACACCTCCATCGAGGCCGGGACTCTGATTGTGGAAAAGCAGGAGAACGGAAGCTGGACGCAGGTGCTGGCAGATACGGGGGGAAGCCTGATGTCGGGCCTTGCCGGATGGACAGGCTCTGTCTCCCATGCCACAGCCCAGGTGTTTGTGGAGGCTCCGGGGCTTACACCCGGAGAGGCCATCCCCCTCCGGATCTCTGGCTCCGGGATGAAGAACGTCATGCGGGAGGCCTTTTCCGCACCGATCACCCTGCCTGTTCAGAATGTTGTCCCCGGTGCGTCCCTGTTCCGGTACTGGACGGCCAAACCCGGAGGCAGCGGCACACTGGCATGGCTGGCTCAGGATGACGGGGCGGGGAAGCTGATGCTGTCTGACAAGGCAACGGTGAATTTTGAACCGCAGGCGACGGTTCCCTTTACAGGAATGAATTTAAGCAAGCCCTTTTCCGGGGTGGCCATGGCAAAGGTTGGGGATTTTTTCGTCATGGCTTGGGGGGGGACAAACATTAACCCTAATGCAGATGCCTGGATCTATCGTTCCCTGGATGGCAAAGTATGGACGCGCTGTTCCAGTCTTTCGACAAGTAGTGCGGGGCCACCTTCTAAAGGGACACAGATACGTATTCTTCCCGTGAGTCAGGCAATCGTCGTTGCATTCCAGTACAGTCTCTATATCGCACCTGACATAGCCTCTGCTTTTACACACCGTTACTATATAGACAGTCCGCCCACCTGGGTGGATGAGGCCAGCGACAGTGATGACAGAATAATTTTTTCAACAACAAAAACAACGGTTATGACGTTATCCGGCAGTATGAGTTCCAGTCCAAGTATGTATTTTTCAAATCCTGTTTACAGGGGATGCCGTGGGGTCATTGGCAGTGAAAAGGTACTGCTGTTCTGCGACGGCGGTCTGGCCTACACGCTGTCCGCCCCGTTTACAAAAAACCGTTTTATAACGCCCGAAAGCTGGGACTCCGTGGTGACACGGCTATCTGGCAGGCCTTTGTTTGCCTCTGTACTCAATGGGGTCTGCTGGGCAGCCTGCCGTAACGGCATTGTCGTTAACAGCAGTGATGGGGAGACCTTCACGAAGGTTGGAGAAATCCCGTTTACCGGAACAGTGGAAACATTTGATACGGATGGAACAAAATGCGTTGCCATCAGCAGTGCGGGAGAACTGGCACAGTCTCTGGATGGCGGCGTGACCTGGAGTGTGGGAACATCGGACAACGTTTACGCGGATACCTGTGTGCATTACGGCGGGGAGGGCAAATGGTTTGTCACGGGATGGCAGACGGGTGTGGCCAAGATCGACGTGCTTTCCGCTGAAATCCAGCAGATGAACGACGCTGGAGGAAATCCTGTCCGGGAAGTGGGTACCTGGGACGCATCTGCCGGGAAAGGGGCAATCACAAGAGGCCTTCCTCCTGTGGGTGGCGTCTGTCTGGCAGCTTTTGAAACCATGGGATTCAACAGGGCCGCCGTCCACACCTGGGGGGCAGCTCCCCTGCTGCCGGGATCGTTTAAGATCCGGGCAAAAAGCCTCAGCGGGGAGGTTCTGGAAGCCTCTGACGTAAATCAGGTTTTGTCTGGAGAGGCTTCCGGTTCTGTGTACCGGGAAAAGGGCTATGCCCTTTGTACCTTCTCAGGTCACATTGTTCCGGATTCCGTGGAGGCGGATTATGCCTACAACACGGTCTTCCATTCGGAATTCAAAGATATGGATACTCGCAGCCTGCCCCTGTCCGGCAAGGTGCCTGTATTCAAACGCGGGGATGTCCTGCTGGTGACGGATCGCGGTCGGCACCAGCTTTCCGTGGCTGTGGAAGAAGGGACAACGGCGATCCGTATTCATCCAGGAACGGGCCTGCCGCCGGATTTTGGTGCTGGCCTGCGGTTTATGATCCGGGATGAGGTGGTGCTGGCATCCGGCATTGTGGACGGGGTGCTGACCGTGGCCCGTGGCCATGGGGGAACCGTGGCTGCGGCGTATCCGGCGGGCACCTTTGTGGATCTTCACCCTGAAGACCGGCGCATGGAGCGGGTGCCGGTATCCGAGGTGCTGGGGAAAGATTTTTATACAGCCAATGCCATGGCCGCTGGTTTTACGGCAGGGGCCGTGGTGGCTTCCGTGATCCGTACCGGGGAAAAGTTTGCCCAGATGGACGGCTGGCATACCCAGCAGTCCTGGGCCAATATCTGGACACCCTCCACGGACTACAGCGGTTCTTCTGCATCCGACACCTACAATTTCACGGATCACCCCCTGACCCTGAGCAACAAGGGCGCTGTGGATGAGGACTGGTGCCTGCTGGTTGTGGCCACGGATCCCGTGCGGGTGAATGTCATCGGAAAACGTCTGGGTCTGATTGCGGAAAATCTGCCCGTGTCCGCAGCGATTGCGCCGGTCAATCCCATGCTGAACCTCCCCTACTGGTCTCTGGCGGCTGAGGGCTGGGGGGCAGGATGGCAGTTCGGGAACTGCCTGCGGTTCCGGACGCAGGGGACGGAAATCGGGCTGTGGGCGGCCCGGTGTGTGAATGCCCGTGCATCGGATCAGAAAGATGATTCTGCGACCATCGGCGTTTTTGGGGATGTTGCGACCTGACTTAAAAGGATGGGAGATGGCTCTTAAATCATGGAGTATTTCACAATTTGCAGTTCCTGGTGAAGCCATCACGCTTCTTGACAGCGGGATTGGAACCATTCTGCTGCTGTGTCTGATGGTAAGCAACAACAGTGCCCAGAGTGCCCATATCACGGTAGCCCGTGTTGGATCAGACGGGGCCATACGCTTCCAGTGGGCCATAGACATGGCTCCGGGAGAAAGCCCTCTGGTGCTGGATACAAAAATGGTTTTTACCGGGGGGGATCGCCTGATGATTACGTCTGACCAGACAGACGTGGCTGTGGACGGTAATGGAGATATGGCCTGATGGGTTTTTATAAAATTGGTGACAGGTTTGTAAAAACCGGTATTCCTCCATGGGGGATTCCACCCGATAGCGCATACTGGTCTCCGGGCCAGATACAGACAGATCTGTGGTTGTCTGCTGAAAACGTATTTTTCGAAAAAAAATCCGGCCAAAACAGGATTCCTCTATGGCCAGACCAGAGTGGTACAGGACGGTTTGGTGTCCAGCACACCAGTTTGTATCAGCCACAAAAAGCAGAGCCGGAAGCATACCCATCCCTGTCCTTTGCCGCAGGAAAGTGGGAGCTTCTGGATTTTACAGCAACATGCGCGGCTCTCTTTCAGGATAAAAGTTATATCAGCCTGTTTATCGCAGGGTCTGCCGTACCGGGTAGTGTCGCGGCAAGAATTTTTCATGCTTCGGTGCCTGATAACTCCAGGATGCTGGTGACTGTTGAGCACAGACCCAACGACAGCGCAATCCTGTTTGGTGGAAGGCGGTTAAGCACCGATGCGTTTAAGTCATACAGCAAGGCTTACGCAGGAGGAAGGTTTGTGGCCTCTGCTGTGTATGGATTTGCAGAGGCCGTTCTGGGATATGGGCTGAACGGTCTGTTTAGTTCTGCCTCTTTTCAAACCCCTGGAAAAACTGCAAATCAGCCAGCAGGGCGTGTTTATGCCGGTGGAGACGCTTCAAGCACATATGATTTCTCTGGTGATATCCATGAAGTAATTCTGATTGCTTCCAATACCGACACTGCTGTCAGGCAGAGGATAGAAGGATATCTGTGTCATAAATGGGGTGTTCCGTTGTGCGACGGCCATCCGTACCTGCATGTAAGGCCCCGCAGATGACATACAATATCCATCCCCTGGCTGTTGGAACAGATGAGTATTTGCTTGCGGAGTTCTGCGGAATTGTTCTGCCGCCGCTTCTTTCCAATGACATACCGGTTTATACAGCAATACGTGCAGGGCTGATTATTGGATGGCGTGTATCAGGAAACCCTGTAGATACCCACGGAATGTTGTCATGGTCTTACGCCGATGGCCTGAACAACAGCTTCCTGGACATGGTGTGGGAGTTTCTGTGGGCGGATGCCCGGAGTGCGGACATGCTGGCATCCCTTCTCTGGTCTGTACCGGAAAAGGTAAACCCGGAAAACCTTCTGTACTGGAAGGACGCTGGCCATGCGGACGAGACTCCGGAGCTAACCTGGGGGGAGGTGGCGGTTTCTGACCGGGAGCATCCCATGGCCTGGGACGGGATTCTGTCCGCCGATGAGATCCTGCATCTGGCCTATGCCCCTGCCCTGGGTGTGGAACGGCATCAGGCCCTGATCTGGGATATGGCCGCCGCTCTGGATGCGGAACGGGATCTGCGCTGGCGCATGGGACGTTTTGCGGACGGGTCGCAGGATCTGGCCTTTGCCGAAGGCAGGCAGGCGGACAGGGCCATGGCATTCCCCTGGGGAACGGGTTTCCCGGATCCGGAAATCCCCCCTCTGCCGGGGGCATGGATCGAGGCACGGCGGGAATGGCAATTATCCTATCTTACGACAGCGAGTGTGATCATGTATCCTCAGCAGTTTTCAGTGGTGCGCGTATCCGATGGGGCCGTCATCCCCACCCTCTCCGTATCCTGCTCCATGGATGACAGTTCATGGGCCATAGATTTTCAGGGTGTGATTCTCGGGGCGGATGCTGCTGCCAGACTGCGGCCCGGCCCGTACGGAGAGGTGGAGGTGGAAATCACCGTGTCCGGCTACCGGTTCCGCTGTCTGGTGGATGATGTCACCTCCCGGCACACATGGGGTCAGGGTGTGTATTCTTTTTCCGGGGCATCGCCGTCCGTTGTTCTCGGTGGAGACGGTGCCCCGAAATCCAGCCGGGTGTTTGCGGATCTGCCCGCCCGGCAGGTGGTGGCGGAGATCCTCAGGGACACGGGCTGGAGCTGGGACTGGCAGCTTCCTGAAAATCTCTGGCCGATAACGGGATATTCTGTGCGGGATGCCACGGCCATGGACATGCTGGCGGGCCTGATACGGGACGCAGGCGGCATCATCCAGACCCACCCCTATGAACGCACCCTGATCCTGATGTCCGGGTACCCGGTATCGCCCTCAAAGTTCGGTACCCAGATCCCGGACGACTGGCTGCATCAGGGGCTGCTGTCGTCCGCATCGCGCAGGGTGCGGTCGCCACGGTACAACGCCGTGCTGGTATCCGGTGTGCATAGCGGACAGGTCATGCGGATTGTAAGATCCGGCACGGCAGGAGACAGACCCGCTCCGGATGTGGCCGGAGAAAACATCACGGCCCCCTGGGTGAATCAGGAGAACGGACGCACCCTGCTGGCGGCGCAGGGCTATGACAGGATCGAACACAGCTACACGGCGGCCCTGCCTCCACAAGACAGCGGTATCCGGCCCCGTCTCATGCAGGTCTGTGATCTTGTGGAAGTGACAGACCCCTTTGAGGATCGTGTGTTCCGGGGCCGTGTGAAATCCGTAACCGTGGCGGCGGCTGTGGACAAAAACGGCAAAAATCCCACCACAAGACAATCCGTAACCGTGGAGGAATACCTTGTCAGCTAACCTGTATGCAGAATGGCGAAAGGCTGTATCTCCCGGAGACCCCCTGCGGATCTGCCGGGTGGTTGCCCATCATGGGATGGAAAGCGAGCTTCAGGATCTGTCCGGAGGGCAGCGGTTCCGGATTCAGGGAACAGAGTATGCGGTGGATGCGCGGGTATCCGTGCAGGGAGACCGTGTCCGTGGGCCGGTTCCGGAGCTGCCGGACGGCGGGACAATGTACGTGGACTGAGGAGGCGGCATGGCGGAACTGGCGGGTATGGATCTGGGCGGGAACGTGGTCTGGATGGATGAGTTTGACTGGTCTCCGGTAGGGCAGTCCTGCGAGGTGGCCGGGGATGGTGCGCTCGTGGTGGAACATACGTCCACGCCAAGGGGAGGACGGCCCCTGACCCTCCACTGCGGCTGGCAGACACGGGCTGTGGTGAGAACTCTGGTAGCGTTGCGGGATGCCCTGCCCCAGACATGGATGGAGCTGAGGCTGGACGATGGCCGGGAGTTTCAGGTGCTGTTCCGCCATGAAGCGGGGGCGCTGAGTGCGGTACCTGTGCAGCGGCTGGTGGTGCAGGAGGAGACAGATATGTATGACGTGACCCTGAATCTGATGGGTGTATAGCCATAAAACGGGTCTGAACGCTTTTATTCTTTCTTCTTTTATTCAGCGTCTCCCGCTGCTATGCTTTTTCTGCCACGACAGGACTACAGAAAAGGGACACCATGATTTCTCACGATCATAATTTCAAAAACATCTTTCTGGATTTTCCCAGAGAATCCCTGGACTGGCTGCTGCCCGAAGCCATGACGCATCTGGGTGCGGTGCAGAGCTTTGAGTTCATCCGTCAGGAGCCGAAAAAGCAGAAGCTGAAGGATGGCCATCTTTCTCTGGACATGCCCATCCTTTTTCGCTTTGAAAAGGGTGAGGTGGTGCTCTGGCTGGTGGAGTTTCAGGAGAACAAGCAGAAATTCTCCATCCACCGCCTGCTCCGCTATGCCACGGATCTCATGGAAAGCCACCCCAAAGCCCGCGTGGTTCCCACGGTGCTGTTCACCCGCAGGGAAAAGTGGAAAAAGGACGTGGCCCGGGAGCTGGAAAGCCGTCTGGGAGACCGGGTTTTTCTGCATTTTGAATATCAGCTTGTCCGGCTTTTTGACTATGAGGCCAGAGACCATTATGATGTTCCCAACCCTGTGGTGAAAATTCTTCTGCCGAAGATGCACTACAGGCCCGAAGAACGCGGCAAAGTGATCCGCAAGGCATGGGTGGGGCTGTACCAGCTCACTTCCCTTGCCATGTTCGACAAGTACGTGGATTTCATTGATACCTACGCCGCCATCAGCGAGGATGAAAAGGAAGCACTTCTGAAGGAAATTACAGAAGAGGAGGATACGGTTATGCTGGCACAGCATATAAAGGAAAAAGGGATTCAGGAAGGTGTGATTATGGGGAGGCAGGAAGGCATCCGCGCCATGGTGGTGAACGCCAGCAGACAGGGCCTGCCCGAAGACATGATTGCCCGCATTGCCGGTCTGGACGTGGCTTCCGTGAAAAAAATCCTGAACCATGAGAAGGTGGACATTCCGCTGGATAAGCTGGGGCTGAACTGAGGGGTTCAGCTAAGAAAAGAAACGCTGACGGGCGGATGTTGAGACATGGAAAAAGCGGCTCCCCGAAGGGGGCCGCTTTTGGTGTTTGGGGGGTATGAGATCAGAAAGTAACGACGCTAATCAGCCACGCGGCTTTTTGCACCAGCTGTATTAGCCTTGTCCGGTTTTCATACTCTTCTTGTATGCCGTTTTTCCATCTCAAAATTTTATCGTATCAACACCTATGGTCGGCATAGTGCTAAACCAGAGCATTATTTCATTGTCCTCTCTGATATAAACATAACCATCTTCTAAAACGGTTCATTTTTCCCCTTGACCATAACGAGTAAACATATGAACAAGATCCTTGTTAGCGCACTCATCCACCATATTTCGCGTTCCACACGTCATCACTGGTGCAGAAAAACACGATTGCTTCCACCAGAGCAATAATCGCAGGAACAAATGTCCAACAGAGCAAGAGGTAGAATAGACCCCACCATTTTCCGAGATAGAAGCGATGGATGCCAAGCCCACCTAAGAATAAGGCCAGCACGCCAGCAACTACCTTGCTTTTCCCTTGCACGCCAGATCTCTGTGTTGCCCCACAGTGCGGACACGATCTCGCGCTATCGTGGATCTCCTTGCCACACCCTCTGCAATAAACCATTCCAGCCATGTTCTTTTCCTTTCGTTGCGCTAACAGTGCAATAAGTGGAAATTTTTCATGTTATCCGTCCCTATATCTAGAAAAAATCCCAATCATTTTCGGACTAAAAAAAACAAAGGAATCTGTCACCACAGTTCCGTCCGCTTATCACAGGTAAACCCTATTTACTATTTATCCCGATATTAAAGCCCAAAAGATGGAAAATGGGTAAAACGCTTTCAGCTCAGGTGTGGATACTCAACACTTCGGCAAGGGCAGTGTGCTGCCTTCCTGTCTCTTTTGGAAAAACGATGCATTTTTCATATCTGATCCCGTTTCCCATGGCAAGCCTTTTACTTTCGTTTACCGCAATTTTTTCCTTTTGCTGTCATCCGCAACAGCATCTTGACATTCCATTCCGGGCTGGGTATCGTTTTCGTGCTGCGGCAAAAAACCACAGCCGGGTTTAGCATCCCGAAAGTCAAGGCGTGTAGCGCCACCTATAGAAAGATGCAGGCGCATTTTTTGTGTCCTCGCATACCCTTATGGCGGAGCTATATGTGGGCTTCTTCGGAAGCGCCGGTTGCCTTGGCCCGGTAATGCTAACCCATATAGCTCCGCCACCCCTGTTTTAGCATTCAGAGATGGCGGATTCCTTCATTTTTTAGCCAAGGAGACTGTCATGGAAAACAACCTGCTCACCACCGATTTCACTTTTCAAAGCTGTACAGTCAGAACCCTTTCCGAAAACGGGGAAATCTGGTTTGTTGCCAAAGATGTGTGTGAAGCCCTGGGGATCTCATGGACAGGGAAACAAACACTTGCCTCTATCCCCGATGAATGGAAAGGACTCAGGAATTTCCTGACCCCTTCTTCCCAAGACAACCGGGGCGGCGGAGAGCAGCAGCTCATCATCATCAACGAACCCGCCCTCTACAAGCTGGCCTTCCGCTCCAGTAAACCCGCCGCCGAAGAGTTCACCAACTGGGTGGCATCGGAAGTGCTCCCCGCCATCCGCAAAACAGGCCGCTACGGGGCTGCCGCTCCCGTGGCCATCACCCATGGCCATGACGACCAGATCCTCCTTGCACGGCGTCTTGTCCGGGAGGTGAATGGGATGCTGACAAACCTGAGCACTTTAGGCCAGCTTCACCAGAATCTGGTGGTGTCCGTAAACAACATCCTCCGGACGGTCTGTGTGCTGAACCCGGAAGTTCACCATGAAGCCTTTGTCCAGTCTCTCAGGAATCAGGCCAGCGGAAAGTAAGTTTTTCCTGATCCCATAAACAAAGAAAGCCTCTGCACTGGAATGGTGCAGGGGCTTTTTTGTTTCTATTCCTCTGAAAAGGAATCCCTTTTCTGAAATCCCCTCGAAGCGGGGCCATGTAGCGAAGTGCATCCCTGGAGTGGCTGAAGCAGGATGCCAAAGGATCCAAGTCTCAATCCCCTCGAAGCGGGGCCATGTAGCGAAGTACAGCCGTAATTGTTTGGTTGATGGCCGTTTCAGGGATGTCTCAATCCCCTCGAAGCGGGGCCATGTAGCGAAGCAGTTTCTCTACCAGTGTTGTGAAATGGTAGAAAATGAGTCTCAATCCCCTCGAAGCGGGGCCATGTAGCGAAGTGTTTGGGAAAAGTCTCTTTTTAAAGGGTTTATTGAGTCTCAATCCCCTCGAAGCGGGGCCATGTAGCGAAGTGCTTCTCACAAAGTTGTCAGCTCCGCGTCTTTCAATGTCTCAATCCCCTCGAAGCGGGGCCATGTAGCGAAGCTCCTCGACTGGCTGCAAAGTGGGCGTTGTCCAGTGGCGTCTCAATCCCCTCGAAGCGGGGCCATGTAGCGAAGTTAGCACGACAGGGTTGTCCGTGAGCGACATGATGTCGCGTCTCAATCCCCTCGAAGCGGGGCCATGTAGCGAAGAGCTGCCGGAATATCGCATATGCTTTGGAGGATTTGCAAGCCTTTTTTGGGGTACCCCCCAAAATCACCTGAAACCGGAGGTGAGTGGCACTGAAAAAATGACTTGTTTTTTAGCATAACATTTTGTTTTAAAAACAGATACCAACTTTTTTGCTACCTATTTTGACACGATTCAGAAATAACAAATTGATTTTAAAAAGAATAAAAATGATTTACCCCATTTTTTCCAAAATTGACTTTTAGGTGCTTAATAAAAACGGGGTTTCGCTGTGATCGCTTAAAATAAAAATCTATTAATTTCAGAAAAATAAAAAAACAGCCCCCTGAAAAAAAAGGGTTTTTTGCTTCTTCGATTTTTTTAAAAAAGCTATTTTTTCTAAAAACCAGAGCAGGCCTTTTCCCGGCCCGTATCCCCCCCCGTCAACCACATTCTTCCCCCCATCAGGCAAAAAGCCCCCTCATCCACACGCATCTGAAGCCCAAACAGCAAACGCCGCCCCTCCCGGCCCTATACTCCCGCAGAACTCCGCCCTTTTTTTGCGGGTACTTTTTTCATGAAGGGAGCCGCCATGACCACCGCAAGCATCTGGACTCTTCCGGAGCTGGAAACCAAAATCACTGACCTCAAAAAGGCCCTGTCCGCAGCCATGCTGTCTCAGGAGTACACCACATCCGAGGGTGTGAAGGTGACACGGGCCAGCCTGCCGGACATCCAGTCCGGCCTTCAGTATTTCGAAACGGAAAAGGCCAAGCTCATGGCCATCACCCGGCCCCGCATCCTGCACGGGAGGGCCGCCCGGTGAGCCTCAACATCCCCGCCATCCGCAACCTCGATCTCCGGCCTTCCCAGCCCAAACCCGTGAGCGGCGGCACCACCTTCGGCTACAGTCGTAAGGGCGCAGGCCGCAAGGGAAGCCTTGGCAAGTGGTACGGCCAGAAGCTCTCCCGCTTCACCGAAGCCCGTGAACGGGAAACCATAACGGGCCGGGCTGCGGACATCATCGGCTCCGATCCCCACGCGGCCAGTGTGTCGGACTCCATGGCCACCCACATTGTGGGAACGGGCCTTACGCCCCAGCCCTCTCCCTTTTTTAAGGCCCTTGGCATGACGGAAGACGAGGCGCAGGACATGCGGGAGGCCTGCCGTCTGGCCTGGGTAAGCTGGCAGTCGGAAGCGGATGCCCGTGGCCGTCTGCCCTTCTGGATGCTCTCTCTGCTGGCGGTGTACGATTACTTCACCCACGGGGAGTTTTTCCAGCAGCCCGTCATGCTGGACGGCCCCAACCGCACCTTTTCCCTTGCCCTTCAGCAGATCAGTCCTTCCCGTGTTTTTACCCCGGCGGACAGGCAGGAGAGCGGCAGCTTCCGGGATGGCATTGAGATCGGCCCCATGGGCCAGCCCCTGCGCTACTGGGTGGCGGGTGTGGACACAAAAACCGGAAAGATGGCCCGGAACGCCGGAGACTTCACCCCGGTTCCCGCCTGGGTGGGCCACAGGCCGGGGATTTTTCATGGCATGGTGGCAAAGGGAACGGATCAGTACCGGGGGATTTCTCCGCTGGCTCCGGCCATGAAACTTTTCCGGGATCTTTCGGATTATCTGGAGTTTGAGGTGGTGGGCGCCATTGTGGCGGCCTCCTTTCCCGTGTGGATCGAAACCCCCTATCCCAATGAAATGGCGGAACAGTTTCTTGATAAAAACGAGATGGCCCGGCGGGGCGAGGAATATCAGGAGGTGGCCCCCGCAGGTATTTATTACGGACGCTCCGGCGAGCGACCCCACATTCTTTCTTCCACAAGGCCGGGCAACACCTTCGAGCCGTTTGTGGAACGTCTGCTCCGGGGCATCGGTGCCTCCGTGGGGCTGCCCTATGAGGTGGTTTCCAAGGACTTTTCCAAAACCAATTACGCGGGCGCACGGGCCGCTCTGCTGGAAGCCTGGAACCTCTTTGGCCTTTACCAGCAGTGGCTGGTGAGCGGGTACATGCAGCCCGTGTATGAGATGCTCATGGAAGAGGCCTATCTGCGGGGCTGGATTAAAATCAAGAAACACTGGCCGGACTGGTACGCGGCAAGGAGGCTGTACACCCACTGCCGATGGATACCGCCCCGGCGTGGCCATGTGGACCCGTCCAAGGAGATTTCTGCCATTATTGACGCCATGAACAGCAACATCATGACCCTTGGGGAAGCCATTGCCGAGGTGCGCGGCGGCTCTGCGGACTGGGAAAGCATTCTGGAACAGAGGGGACGGGAAAGGGAGAGGGAGAAGGAAAAGGATCTGGTGGTGGAGAGGGGGGAGAAGGCTGTTGTGAAGGATGGGGAGGAATAAGGAATAGGCTTTTTGCGTCCTGCTGGCTCCGGGTGTCAGTGGCTATTGAAATCCAGACAGGGAAAGGAGCGGAAATTCAGGCATAGAAAAAGCGGCCCCCCTTCGGGGAACCGCTTTTTGTGCTTGGGGTTCCGGTTATAGCTTTTTTTGTCTTTGTGGGTCTGTGTTGGGGGGCTGATGGGTTTTCGGATCTTTGAATGATCCACCTCAATCACCAGCGTGATCTTCGGCTTTTTACGTCTGGCCATGGGGCCTCCTTTTATTTTTGAACATCCTTCCTTGAGATTCCTGCCTCTTTCTCCTACTATCAGAAAGGCGGCTGGCTCGTTTTCAGTACCCTGCCGCCCTGCCACCTGTCAAATAGTCTGACCATCTTTCCAAAAGATCTTTTTTCTGTTCCACCAGATCCGTTCTGGCGTAAGCATCCCGAACCTTGTCACCCGAAGCATGGGCAAGGCAGGCCTCGGATACATGATCTGGAATCAACGGGCATCGTTCCAGCGCCCAGTCTTTGAAAACTGACCTCATGCCATGAACCGTAGCCCCTTCTTCCAGGCGGGTTTTTAAAACCTTGGCCAGGGCAACATCGGACAGGGCTTTCCCGGAAGGTGACGGGAATATCAAACCGCTCCCGTCATCATAGTCTCTGGCCTTTTCCAGAACGGCAAGCATTTCACCCGAAAGCGGAACCACATGGGCCTTTTTCGTTTTTGCCCGTGCCACCGGTATTGTCCATGTTCCTTTGAGGCTGTCGATCTCAGACCACAGGGAACCCCGCCCCTCACCGGAACGGCAGGCCGTCAGGATAACCCAGCGCAGACACAATGCGGAAACGGCGCTGGATTTTTTCAGGCTTTCATAAAGATCCGGCATCACTTCAATAGAAACGGCTTTGAAATGCTCCACCCCGGTAACGCTTGAGGCTTTCGGGAGGACAGAATCCAGATTCCCCTTCCATGCAGCAGGATTGTCCCCAGATCGCAGGCCGTGGGCCTTGGCAAAATCGAGAACACGTTCCAGCCTTGCCCTGACACGGGAAGCCGTTTCTGTTTTTGATTCCCATATGGGCTTTAAGATCCGAAGAACATGCTCAAGGGCTATCTCCTTCGGGTAAAGTCGACCGATACCCGGAAAGGCGTACTGCTCCAGGGTGCTCACCCACTGCTGGTAGTGTTTCTCGTTTTTCCACCCGGACTTCTGCCCCTCGATGTACTCCATGGCCACCTGCTGAAAATTTTTTTCCTGAACAGGTTTTTCCAGAGCCGGGGTAAGACCGTCGGCAAGCATCCTTCGCAACTTTGCGGCCTTCTCCCGTGCCTGCTTCAGGGAAACATCCGGGAAAGCCCCCAGCCCCAGATCCCGCTGATGCCCGGCGCGTTCATACCGGAATATCCATGACCGCCCGCCGGATTCCCTGACGTTCAGATACAGGTTCCCGCCATCGGAATGAAAACCTTTTTTAAGATATGTAATCTTTGCTGCAATAAGCTTATCCCGTGTCTTCAT